AGTTGATAAATGATGGTGTAAATCAGATGCAATCTTATGTAAAGTTTCTGTATTCTTTTTCTTTACATGTTCTTGCATTTTAGGATCATTTCGCATCATTTCTTTTCTTTGCGATGCATTTGTGGCATGTGTTCCCAATTTTGGATATTTTTTAAGAATAGCTCGTCTATGTTCATCGTGTGTTTTCTGTGCATTAGGACCGGCAGCTTTAATGCCTAAATTTGAAGTTGGAACATGGTGAGATGTAGTATCTGTAACCTTCAAACTAATACCGTGATGTAAAACTTCCATTTTTTTTCCTATTATTTCTTATGAGTAGTTATAACAATATCGGAAGAATCTTCTTTTTGTGAGGCTTTGATACCTGTTGTTCTCAATAAATCGTTTGGTTGGGACGTCCAATGAACTTGGTGTATTTTATGTCCGTTCTTTTCTACACTCTTTTTAATATCTGATGCAGCTGATTTTGCTCTGTCATTCATTTTCTTATAATCATTAGTATGTACAGTCTTTTTCAATCTATCGTGAGCTTCTTGTGGACTATCTCCATGTTTGTCAGGATGCTTTTCCATGTGTTTACCACCAAGAAGATGATAACCAACTAACAGTTCATGCATTTTACCTTTGGTATCTGATGATACTTTACCTTCAGTAGGACCACTATCTTTTGCGGCCTCATTTAATTCTTCTACATCTTCGTCCCCATCTTCTGAGATGTAATTTTCTAATTGCATCTTCTCCAATTCTTCATCATCTTCGGCCCTTAGACGTTTCAATATTTTATCAATTTCTTTATCACTTAGATGTTCTTTTTTCTCGGATAAGAGTCCAGCTCTTTTCAACCAAATTTGAGTTTGTATTGATGTCATTTTCTCACCTTTAACAAATTTTGTTTTGCGAATTCTGCACGATTAACCAATTTAGTTGGTTCATTATTGTGATGCACAACGAAACCTTCTGGTTTAGATTTCTTACCATCAATATGGTGATGGTAACGTCCTTCATGTGTTTCTAAAGAATTTACCAATGCGTTTTTGGCCTGATGTAGATGGTGGTGCATAGTTAACAAGTTGCCATAGTGTGATTTGTTTTTTTCAACGTGAGCAATCTGTGATTTACCTTCACCAGTTTTTTCCGATTTAGCTTTTTCTGTTTTAACTTTTGCAGCTTGTTTTTCATGAGCATCATGTAGGTGTTCTTTGAAACCTTTAACAGATGGAACTTCATCGTGTCTTACAGTCTTATTGATGTATGTGGATAGATGACCAGTTTCACCGCCATGTTTGTGGTGTACTGCATCATACATTTTATGGCCATGTGTGTCATGAATTTCTTTAGCTGCAGCCATGTGAGATTGGAACTTCTTCTCATTATCTGCGGAATGTTTAACTTTGCTGGTATCATGTTCTGCGCCATGCAAATGTACATCTGGATGTTCTTTGAAATTGTGATGGTCAACATGAGGTGAAGCACTTTTCATATCATCACTATATTTCTGATGAACTACAATACCCACTTTAGATTTTTTGACTTTTTCTGTATCTTCTTTACTTTTAGGAGTATAAGTGATTGTATTTGGTGTGAAAGATACCTTATTGCCTTTGGCTGCTTCTAAAATAACTTCTTCATGCAGACTTTTGGTTTCTGCATGGTGCATCAAGTCACCTTGGTAAACACCAGTCTTAGGTGTTACTTTTGGTAGGTGTTTGAGTGCGTGTTTTAGTGTTTTTGCAAGACCAGGTGCATGGCCATGGTTTCTATCAATATCTTTTTCTGTGTGATTAATTTTTGGATTTTTATTGAAAGCAGACTTAGTTGCAACGAAAAACTTACCATTTGACGGATGATGACCAAAGACAAGTGATGGAGAACCATCATATTTCATTGTTAGATTACTACTCTTTGCACCAGAAGTCATGTGAGCATGAGCCTTCATTAGTGCTTCATGTGCGTGTTCAAAACCGGCGTGGCCATGCATTAATGGACGGTCTTCAGCATGATGAATGTGCTTAAGTTCGCCGCCTTCAGCTTCTTCCTTTAGAAAAGATTGAAAAGTTAACATTGATTATACCCCATAGAATTGCAACACACTTTGGTTGCCTATGGGTTATTTATAAAAGATTTCACCAGACATTTGAATACTGAAGAAATATTGGACTAGATATATAGTGCTCAATAATGTTCGATTTGGCCCGTTCCGGCCAACCAACCCCAACAATGTGTCTTGTCAAATTCAACCAAATACTCTTTAGGTATGTTCACCCAATGTGCGTGTTCTGTGTCTATTTGATTTGTCAATAACACATTTTTTTGTATTACCGATAAATAATTATCCACTAAAGATGTACAGAAAGAAAACATTCTGGTAATGAATAGATTTTCTGGACCATTGTACATCCAAGTTGGAATTGCTTTCTTAAATACATATTTACCAAATAAATTGTCATATTCGGTTATATCAAAACCATCTTCCAACTCAGACCTGGCAGAAAATTTGAAGATTCTTCTCACATTTTTCAATAAATTATTTTGCTTTAATGTCTGTATTGTATAGAATAATAAAACATTTTCTGCTGTACTTTTCTGATTATTGATTGATAAATTCCTAACATCTGGTTGCTCAGATAAATCAATATAAGCATTACACAATCCAACAATTGTCTCACGTTCTAAATTAGATACTTCACGTAAAGACACATCTGCAAAAACAATAATTGCTTCAGGTACTTTACTACGAACAGACTTTAGTGTGGCAATAGTCTGTGAAAATCTTTGTTCGTCAGAAAAGGAACCAGAGTTTGGCTTCAACGATGAGGTTATGATGAATAGGTTTTTATCAGGTATCATAGAAAGTCACTTAGATTGTCTGAGTTTCTTTTGATATTGATTGATTCGGCTCTTGGAAATGGATTGGCTTCGTTATAATCATTAATCAAAATACGTCTAGAATTCTGTAATCCAGTAATCAAGTCAAAACTTTTGAAACCCAATTCATATAACATATCTCTTGTTAATGCCTTGTGTTCATTCATTCTTGCTGTAGTAAAAACAAACTGAGCGCCTTTGTCTTGTAGTTCTAAAAGTCTTTTTATATTCTTCTCTAATGGTATAGATTTGTCTGTATAACTATTAGGACCAACTCGACCTTGATTGATGATGATTGTACCGTCAATGTCACAGAAGATTACAGGTTTGTCGTTATATTCAAACCAATCTTGTGCCGTACCGACATCAGTATAGTCACGTACTTTCTTTTCATTGAAGATATTCATATCACCAATACAAACACCAATCACATCTGAAACAAACACTTCACGTTCACTACTCAATCTTTTGAAAGCTTCCTTGTACATCAAGGCGGATGAGAATTTGTAACCACCAACACAAAAAGTATCTGATACCACTTCTTTTTCTACAATGTCAGTAATTATACCTTGATTGTTAGCTACAGTAAAACTCTTAGAAGCAATTTTCTTTAGGAACTCATGGTCTGATATTTTAGAAACACAAACATAATTGCCATCTGAAATATCATGTTCAAAGAAACTATCACAGTCTTTGATGAATATTGGTTCTGAGTATAGACCAAGTTTCTCAATAATTTGAAATACTGTATCAGCAGGACCTTTTGTGGGTTTATCCAAAACAACAACATCCACAGAATCACCAAATTCATAGTTGATGAATTGTGTTGCATTATATTTCTCGTCATGTTCTTTGAGAATACCAATTGTGACTTGATAACCTTCACGTAAAAATGGTCTTATAGAATTAGCAATCATCAATTCATGTTTGTAATCGTAAAGAAGATATTTTGGTTTCATATTCGGAAACCTTGTTGACAATCCAGCTGCTGGTACAATCACTCTCATTTTAACTCCCTAATATACTTTCGTGTTTCATTATTAATATCTCTGTCAATTCTTTTGGCTAAAAATAAACCATCTTTTATACATACTTTAATATCTTCAACGGATGCGGGACTTGCAGACTGTCTCCAAGATGGTTGCCAATAATTATATTTACCAAACTCAACCAATTCATCTTTGTGATTTTTAAATAGATAAGCAGCATATAAAAATTCTTCGGCATGGAAATTTAATTTCAAATATCTAAAATCTTCAAAATACTCCATCATTTCCATGAAAACATTATATTTGAAAAACATACCATCATGGTTAGATTGGTGTTTGAAATTTTCTTTTCCGATTTCATCATAATATTTCGTAAAGATTGGATTACTTTTTAATGATGATACACAACCACCATCAATATCTCTGTTGTAATAAGAACCACTATAGTTTTTCATGAAATCATAAAGACCACGATTTACAAATAACTGGTTTGATGCCATTAATAAGACATATTCCGATTTTAAATCGTTTGCAACCAGACAATCTTTTAATTGTATATGTAGTGGCACCATTGTGTCGAACCGTTCATAGTTTAATAACACCTCATTACCCAATACTTTTTTGTTTAAAGGTAATCTTTCAATAATAAAAACATCATTTGAAACAAATTCTGATAAATCTTCTGAACTACCATTGTTGATGACAATACAAACATCACTATTGAATTTTTTTATGTTTTCTATAGTGTCTTTGATGCTGTCTTTATTTTCGTGACAGTTTATCAAAACTATTAATTTATATTTTTCCATAATTTTTTTATATTTCTTAATAGTAATTTATAATCATCGTCATCTTTTTGACAATGTGATAATACTCTTAGTAACATTGCAATCAATATAGAATCATCAAACGCATATGGAAAAGATTCTTTGATTGTATCTTGTAATTGTTGTAGTTTGGTGTCCAACATAATGTCAGTTCCACGTAAGAACCATTTACATTCCATGTCTTGTCTCATTTTACCGATATCAAAAATATACGAATCGTATTCAGTTGTTACTGGATCAATCATATAGAAACGATTATCGGAGTACATGATATTTTCTAAAGTCAAGTCACCATGATATATTGATGATGGTAATAATTTTGGAAGTTTGTCTATCAATTCATCTTTAGTAAAAGGTAAATCTGTATCTGATTCCAACCATTTCAACTTTTGATGATATGTTTCGGTATAATCTTTTTCAATAGATTCGGATGAAAATGCTTTGAATGTCGCAATAATAAACTTTGACAAATCACCAATATTGTTGTGTGTCAAATATGTTTTAATATCTAAGCCGTGTATATACTGCATATCAATATGTGTATTCGAATGATTGTAAATAACAGGAACAGCATAACCAACACTATACAATGCGGCCAACCTTTCTTTATTTCTTTCAACATTATCTATTTTACGAACAAATAATCCTCTTTCATTTTCCATTAAAAAAATTCGAGAACCAGAATGTCCTTTAAGTTCTTTTACGATTTGTTCCATTGTTCATAATCATCACGAATTAAGGAATGCCATGAACCATTATGTGGACCTGGAGGAAAAGGATTATT